CATGTTGGATACGAGCAGCTTCTGTCAGTGCTCGTTTTACAGGCCGAGTAAACTCCCAGAGTCTCATTTTAGTTTTTCCGATAGTTGACTAAACCAATCAGTGGTTCCCACTTTTGCAGTAACTGATTCAGGTAATGTTAGGTTTTCTCTTGCAAAATATTCCTTGGCATCTGCTGTTAGTTTTTCGTAGTCCGGGTTGCCTTTAAGTTTAGCAATGATACTTTCAACACTGTCAAGTGCATCTCTTTTATTTCCTGGACCCAGCAGTATTTCTGCAATCTGATCAGGGTTATTGGAAACAACGTCGCCAGTTTCTCTGTTAACTAATCCATCCTTGGGAGAAAATTTAAACCCCAGGCCTTTTGCTACACTTGCAATTAGGATATTACGATGAACACCTTTGTATGGAGTATCGTCGCCAGCACCCTTTAATGTAAACTTCATCCATTCAGGATCTCCAAACATGAGGTCTGTTTGCACATATCCTTGCTCGGGATCGCCATTGATTGGTGTTTTAAAATGAACACTAATTCCTGACTTGGCTACCCATTGTCTAACATCGTCATCGGGATGATTCTGCTGTGCCCATGCTGCTAGTTTATTATATAAATCAGCTTTGTCAACCTCTGCTTGGTTAACAGCAATATCCATGTCGCCTGATGTGGCACGAATACCCGTTGAACCTAGTTTAAAATCTTTGTGTGGGATGCCAGTAATTTTTTCAATCCAAGCAAGTGTTGGATCAACATCAGCACGATTAATTCTCTGCGTTACTGGAGTTCCATCCTCGTCTTTAAAGATGTTGCCGCCTTCTAATACTATCCTGTTAGTCATTACTGTCTGCCTTTCTGCACCCACGCTTAAACTTCTTACTGTCTCTGCCTCGAATACTATTAACTAATCTGCGTTCAAGATCTCCAGCAGTTTCTGCATCATAGTTGCGATATATCTCTTCAATGAGATTTATTGCACTCGTAATAATGTTGTTTCCACGCTGCTCAATTAAATGTTTGCGATCACGCTCTAACACAACTGAGTTAAGTTCTTCAAGTATACTGCGAGTTTGTCTTTTCATAGGTGTTTTTAATCCGTATTTTTCAGTATTTATCGTTAAATATAGTATAACATGAGGAGCAAACACATGCAATCTACTACTAGAGAGTTAGCAATACATTATGCTAAACTAAGTTCATATGCTTATATGGACGAAAAAACAGCTAAACCATTAGCAAAAGAACTGGGTTACTTAAAGAATAAACTAATTTCCAATGGAAGTGCACAATGCATGATCTTTACTAACAAGGAAGATATTGTTGTTGCGTTTAGAGGAACTGAACCCACACAATTTAAAGACGTGTTGGCTGATTTGAAAGCATGGAAGCATCGTAGTAAAACAAACGGTTGGGTTCATGTCGGATTTTATGACGAAGTTAAGAAGGTATATGACGATATGCTAGCATACATTAATGCTAGTCCAACTAAGAAACTGTACATTTGTGGTCACAGTTTAGGTGGTGGAATGTCCATGGTTGTTGCCGCTAGGTTACAGGATCGTGTTGAAGCAGTTTATACATATGGTTGTCCAAGAACAGGTGATCGAGTTTGGCGTAGTAATTGTAGTTTTACTCACTATAGATTTGTTAACAGCAACGATGTTGTTCCCAAGGTTCCGTTAAAGATCATGGGATATAAACACTACGGTAATTTACAGTATATTAACTACTACGGCGATTTTAGAAACGCGACAGTTTGGCAAAGAACCAAAGATCAGTTACGAGCAAGATACCGTGCACTATGTAAGTTTCAATTCTTCGATGGATTGCGGGATCATGTAATTAGTAGTTACTTGGCTAAACTGGAAAATCCTAAGCCCAGGGGTTAATAAGTTCTATTAACTCAGGTAGATAATCTTTAATACTAATATTTTTCATCGAGTCCTGCTGTTTAATAACAGTGAGCATTCTTGTAAAGTCTTTATCATCTTGCTCAGTATGGTTGCCAATAAAAAAGTTTAAGTCGGCTGTTCTACCAAATTTGTCAAATATAATTTGTTTAACTGCACTTGGCAATGCACTAGGCCTAAAGTAAGCAGGGTCAATTACTGGATTAAAGTGATAATTTAAGTTGTTCTCTTTAAACCAGTTTACAGTCTCGTGATGATACATGACGTTAATATTGCTAGTGGTATAACTTACACTAACATTGTCAGTAAGTTCTCTTAGGTTGTTAATGTTATTTTTTATGTCTTCCCATTTAAGTGGATATCGCATATATTCAAATACTTTTCCTGTCCCGTCTATACTGACATTAAAGTTTAGGTTATTAAACTTCTGTAGTAGTTCTCGTCGTTCACCATCAGGAGCAATGGATCCATTTGTAGTAATTTGAACAAAACAATCAAAGTTATTTGAATCTGCTAACTTCTGTAACATAACAAATGTTAGTTTTTCATACATAGGCTCACCAGCCAATAAGTTTAAACTAACTAATTTACTGTATTCAATTGAGTCAACAACATTTTGAGACACTGATTTATATCTAACATCACTAATCCCAGCCTGTCTTTCTAAACTAGCCCATAGACTGGATGATACTGGGTTGCAAGTAACACATGCTGCATTGCAAAGATTACTGCTACTAACTTTTACTAACTGGAGACTATATTTTCCGTCTCTTACATCTTGCTCAATAAATCTAATATCTTTATCTATGTAAAAATCCATGGCTGAGTTTTTAAGTAAGCGGTCACTAATTAATCCAGCATCTTCTAACTTCCAACATGCAGTACACCATTTGGATCTTTTCTTATCTAGTATGTCTTGGCGGATTTCTTCAATGTCATACCCCTTAGGTAGTAAACAACAATGGGTACTGCCACTAAGTGTAAACTCATAGCCATAAAAAGGAAGCACACAGAAGTATTCGTTATCAAATTCATTCATGGTAATGTGTCACTCATACGCTGCTAATCTTTTAAGACTGTGCCGCCAATCTATATTCCTGCGCAAACTTAGTGCGTCAAGATAACTGATCCATTGGTTGTTAGTTGTAGTGTTTTTAAGAGCTTCAACCAAACTACTATAAAAACTGTATTTTTTTACTGTTGTAAACTGATCTAATGCATGTTGCACTAGTTCATCACTTGCATGTTTTAACGCTAGTACTTCGCCGCCATATGACATCGGACCAACAAGTTGAAAATTAAAACTACTAGAATCACCTAACCAGTTAGTTGCTAGATATTTTTCATACCAATCAAGTGTGTCATCCAAATATAGTAAATTGTGTATTCCACATGTATAAGTTATTGCAAACATTAAGTGTGGCATCTGTTCTCGAATTTTAATAATGTTTTCGCTGACTTGTTTCCAATCAGCAGGCCAACGTACAAATCCAAATGCTTTATCAACTGCATCTAGGCTAAAATATAATTGTACGTTGCGGCACTGACTCCAAAGGTCTATAATTTCATCGTCAGGATACTGCGTTCCGTTTGTGTTATACGCCACATCAACTTTACTCAGATCTGTTACTTGTTTTAAAATATCTTTATGATCATTACTAAGAAAAGGTTCACCGCCATTAAAGTAGATTTTTCGAACGTTTGTTAAGTCTACGATGTTAACTAAAGAATTTTTATGCGTTTTAAATTTTTTTGTTGTGTCTGGAAATTGATGATATTGATTCTCTTGTGTCCATCGACTACTAAAACGAGGACCACAACTAATGCATGCTAGATTACATACATTCTGTGTATTGTAGTCCAACGTAACAATTCCTTGCTGATCGCTTATGTTTCTATCTTTATACCAATCAATAACTCCATGGCGTCTACTATGCCCACCTCTATCTTCAACACTCCAACAATTTTTACAACTGCCATGAAAGTTTTTTCTTATTTCTTGTAGTTCCGGGCCATTATGATCTATAGTGTTAACTGGACCAGTTAATTTACTTTGGCAACACATGCCCAGTCGAACACTAGTATCAGTTATTTTTTCAACATATAGTCCATGATTTATGTCTGGACATTTACTCATTCTTTAATCCAGCAAGCATGTCTTTAAGTTTGCTGCTCTGTACTGTTGCTGTAATCTTACCAACTTCTGGATCTTGACCTACTGGTTTATTTTTAATTTGATCCATGATGTTTCCTTGCGGGCGATTATCCTGTTCATCCTCGCCTAAATCTGTAATCCGCATGGTGTCAATGTCGTATGCCAAATCAACCTTCATGCCAACACCAGTGCTCGAACGTGACTTCATACATTGTATTTGATAACGGCCACGTTCTCGCATTGCACGACTTGTAAAGATACCAAACACATTGTCTGCGGTGTTAATCTTACTTATGCCACCTGAAATGTGACTATGATCAAACTCTATCTCTTCTACTGCACTACGATTCAACTGACTTGCTGTTACCAGTAAGATGCCCAGTTCGTTTGCCAGGTTCCTGAGTTCTTCACTAACATACTTGTCTTTAACAAAC